ATATTCTATAATTTTGATTATGAACTCGAGATGCTAAGGGAAATGAGTGCCTTATTGGAAATCAAAACAACTGAATGGAATGGCCATAATCATCAAGAAGTTCCAAAAGGTGATAACTGGATATATCTAGTACAATATACAGCCGGTGCCGAAGGTTGGAACTGTATCGAGACAGACACTATAATATTCTACTCTCAAAACTATTCATATAAAATAATGGCTCAGTCTGCTGGCAGGATAGATAGACTTAATACACCATTTCGTGATTTATACTATTTTCATATTCGTTCTAATTCACCTATAGATTTAGCAATAGCCAAATCTATAAAACAAAAGAAAGATTTCAATATGTACAACTTTGCTAAAGATAAAGATTTACCAATAGCAAGTTAATTCCAAGTAAGGAGGGATAAAGATGGGGGTAAGAAGGAGAAGGCCTATAAACTGGTTTAAATATGATCCAGAAATGGCAGTTAGAATTGTGGATGAGACTATAATGGAAGTTGTAGCATCACGTATGCTATATCCATTTAAACCTACAGAAGTCATAAGAACTAAGTCTGGATTTTATGCATGGTAAAATAATAAAAAATATTAAGGGGGATAAAAAATAATGAGTATGGGATATACACATCAAACATGGACAAAAGAGTTAGATGACAAATTAATAGGACTTATAAAAAAAGATAAGAAGCTAACATCAATAAGTGTTACTATGAAAATGAGCATACACACTATTGAGAGGAGATTAAAAGCTTTAGGTTATGATGGCATAAAGGATGCTAGAGAAGAGCTAATCTACCTTCCAAAATTATCGCTTTAAAAACTTATGCTATAATAGAAGAGATAGAATAAGCCTATCTTATTATTTTTTGTAGGGGGACAGGCCATGTTAGAAAATAGATTTAAGACACAGCTTATAAAAGAATTAGAAGAAATATTTCCTGGTTGTTTAGTATTCCATCTGGACCCTAATGAATATCAGGGGATACCAGATCTACTAATTCTATATGAAGATAAGTGGGCAGCCTTAGAAGGTAAACAATATCTAGGAGCAAAGGTTCGACCTAATCAGGACTATTATGTAGATGTAATGGATAGAATGTCTTTCGCTCGTTTTATATATCCTGAAAACAAGGAGGATGTTCTAGATGAACTTCAACAAGCATTTAAACCTAGAAGGTCTACACGCCTTCCTAAGCGCTAGTAAATATCATTGGATTAATTATGATGAAAATAAACTAGCTATAACTTTTGATAACTATTTAGCTGCTCAAATGGGCACACGAAAACATGAATATGCAGCTGAGAGTATAAGGCTCGGCCAAAAATTACCAAAGAATAAGCAAACATTAAATATGTATGTTAATGATGCTATTGGATATAATATGACACCAGAACAACCATTATATTATTCTGAGAATTGTTTTGGTACAGCTGATGCTATATCCTTTAAACAAAAATTTCTTAGAATTCATGATCTTAAAACAGGAAGTAGTCCAGCATCAGTTAAACAACTTGAAGTATATGCTGCTTTATTCTGTTTAGAGTATAATGTAAATCCAAATGACATCAAGATAGAGCTTAGGTTATATCAAAACGATGAAGTATTAATACACATTCCAGTTCAAGAAGATATTCTTTATATAATGAATAAGATCATTGTATTTGATAGACAAATTGATAAAATGAAGGTAGGGGAATAATCATGTCTGATGATATTAAACATTATGGAACACCTAGACATTCTGGCAGATATCCATGGGGTTCTGGTGATGATCCCGAACAAAGAAACAAAAGTTTCCTTGGCCAAATTAAAGATTTAAAGAGTAAAGGCTTAAGTGATGTAGATATAGCTAAAGGTTTAGGGTTAAAAAATACAACTGAACTTAGGGCTAAGAAAACTATAGCTATAGCTGAAGAAAGAAAAGCAAATGTTGCACAGGCAGTAAGACTTAAAGATAAAGGATATGGGAATACAGAGATTGGTAAACTGATGGGAGCTTCTGAGTCGACAGTAAGATCATGGCTTAACCCAGCAATCCAAGATCGTTCCGAAGTAACCGCTTCCACTGCTCACGTATTAAAAGAAGCTCTAAAAGATAAAAAATATTTAGATGTTGGTGCAGGTGCCGAATTATATTTGGGCGTAACTAGAACTAAATTAAATACAGCTATAGCCATGCTTCAAGAGGAAGGGCATATGTTAACTTATGTCCCAGTTAAGCAACTCGGAACAGGAAAGAATACAACTATAAAAGTTTTATCTAAACCAGAGGACAATAAGACGGTTGAACTTGTTAAAATATTGAACGACTCATCCATTAAAACAGAAATTGCTAAGAGATTAAAAGTAAGCAAAGATAATGTAAATATGGAGTCTGAGGCGGCTAAGATGTTAGGAATGAGCGAAGATGAAGTAAGAACCCGTATGAAGCAGGCTTATTCTGATGTTTTTAAAAATAAAGATCAAATTAGCATGCCAACTGGACATTATTCAGAGGATGGAGGAAGATCATTCCTTGGTCTTGAGACACCAAGAAATGTGGATTCTAAGCGGATATTAATTAAATATGGCGATGAGGGTGGTAAAGATAAAGATGGTGTAATTGAACTTCGTAGAGGAGTAGACGAACTATCCCTAGGAAGTAAAAATTATGCACAAGTTCGTATAGCAGTTGATGGAACACACTATATGAAAGGTATGGCTATGTATAGTGAAGACATTCCAAAAGGCTATGATGTTATATATAACACTAATAAATCAACTGGAACCCCTAAAGAGAAAGTCTTTAAAGAAATGAAGAATGATCCTGATAATCCATTTGGATCATCTGTTAGACAGAGACATTATATTGATAAAAATGGGAAAAAACAATTATCAGCTTTGAATATAATGGGTTTAAAAGAGGGTTCTGGTGAAGAAGGAGCCTGGGATACATGGTCCAAAAGCATATCTTCTCAAGTATTATCAAAGCAACCACCTTCTCTAGCCAAGAAGCAATTAGGATTAGCTTATGATGAGAAGAAACGAGAATTTGATGAAATAATGAGAATTACAAACCCTGTAATAAAGAAGAAACTTCTTGATTCATTTGCTGATGAATGTGATTCTGATGCTGTTCATTTAAAGGCAGCTGCTTTGCCAAGGCAAGCATCTAGGGTTCTATTGCCAATGCCTAGCATGAAAGAAAATGAAGTATATGCCCCAACATATAAGGATGGAGAAAGCGTAGTTCTGATAAGATATCCTCATGGTGGAAGATTTGAAATACCAGAATTAATAGTTAACAATAGACAGCCTAAAGCAAAAAGAATACTAGGTCAAGTTAAAGATGCTATAGGTATACATCCTAAAGTTGCAGAGCGATTATCAGGAGCAGACTTCGATGGAGACTTTGCTTTAGTAATACCTAATAATAATAAACAGATTAAGAGTTCTCCAGCATTAAAAGGACTTCAAGATTTTGATCCAAAAACTAGATATGGAGCTTATGAGGGCATGAGAACCATAGATGGTGGAGTCTGGAATGAGTCTAAACAAAAGGTAATATATCCAAAGAATTCAATAGGTGATGATATTAAAATAACCAGAACCAAAGGTATGAAGATGGGAGATATCTCCAATTTAATAACTGATATGACTATTAAAGGTGCTAACGATACCGAAATTGCAGCAGCAGTTAGACATTCAATGGTTGTTATAGATGCTGAGAAACATCATCTAAATTATAAACAATCATATATTGATAATGGAATAGGAGCTTTAAAAAAGAAATATCAAGGAAGCGAAAGAAGTGGCGCATCTACTCTAATATCAAAGGCTTCATCAGAGCAGAGAGTAGATTATAGAGTACCTGGAAAGAAAGTTATTAACCCATCAACTGGAACCTCAAAGCGTTTATATGTTGATCCTAAGACTGGTGCAAAACTGTATGACTATACAGGAGAGACATATGTTAATGGTAAAGGTAAGACCGTACCAAGGACTATATCATCAACTAAAATGTATGAAACTAAAGATGCATATGAATTAGTGTCTAGTTCTATGAAACCAATAGAGGTTATATATGCAGATCATGCTAATAGATTAAAGGCTCTAGGGAATGAATCAAGAAAGGTATCCATAGGTATTAAACCTAATGCTTACTCCCCTGAGGCAAAGAAGGCATATGCACCAGAAGTAGACTCCCTCAATGCAAAACTAAACGTAGCATTAAAGAATGCACCTTTAGAAAGACAAGCATTGTTATTAGCTAATTCTATAGTTAAAACTAAGAAAGATGCTAATCCTAATATGGATGGGTCTGAAATAAAGAAGGTTAGAGGACAAGCATTGGCCGAAGCAAGATCTAGAGTTGGTTCAGGTAAAACACTTGTAGACATCTCGGCTAAAGAATGGGAAGCTATACAAGCTGGCGCAGTAAGTACTAACACTTTACTTAAGATAATGAATAACACAGATCCAGAGAAACTTAAACAATTAGCTACTCCTAAACCTAAGTCTACTATAAGTTCGGCTAAAGAGCAAAGGATTAGAAATATGTTAAAAACTGGTCATACTCAAGCGGACATAGCAGATGCTTTAGGTATATCAACAAGTGTAGTATCACAATACTTATAGTAATAGAAAGGAGAAACGTTCATGAGTAACTCAATGATAACTACAATTGACAATCCATATGATCCTTTTACACAGTTCGATGAATGGTATGCTTTCGATGAATCAAAAGGTTACTGCACTTGTGGCTACTTGGCAAGAATAGCAAAAACTTCTGATGACCTAAGTGAACAGGATGAAGCTTTAGCCATCGAATCAGCGATTGATGAGATTGAAAGACTGAATATATTAGGAATTTATAAGAAAGTGACAAAAGATGACACCAAAACCACAGAATCTACACAATAATATATACAAATGAGGACTAGGGGAGGGGTCTCGCCGCAGATACCCCCCGCCCTTAT